GCTGAGCAGCACGGCGCGGGTCATGCAGGCCGGTGAAGGGCTCGATGTGGTCAACGTCGGTGGCGGCAGTCACGCGGCCAACCTCGAAGCAGAAGCGGCACAGCGGCTCAGCGGCTAGGATGCGCTCGCGTAGCCTGCGCCAGTCCTGGCCATAGCCCCGCGCCGTGCTGCTCAGCCCATCGGCTCGGCTGAAGCCGGATGCTGCGGTTGCCGGGCTGGCGAGGCGGGACGGCGCAGCGCCAAGGCGGGGCGGCGCAGAGGTGAGGCGCTTCATGGGCTAGATACGACAACGCCCGGCAGCCTGTGGGCTCCGGGCGTAGGAATACTAATTAGTGAATTGCCTACCTTACACCGTGCAGTCATGTCAAGCCATAATGCTCGGCCAGCCGGTCCAGCGCCGCCAGCAGATATCCTTGGGCTCGCTGCACCGGCCAGCCCTTGCACTCAGCCCAGCCTGTCACCGTGCCCGTGCTGATCACACACCAGTCGAGCGCCGACATGGCGACGATGCCGACCGCCTGGCAGGCCTGCCGGTAATCGGTCAGGGCGGCAAGCTGCGCGTCGGCATAGCCGGATGGTGCGCCCGCCTTGTCCACATAGACGGCCAGCCGATCCCGCGCGCCCATAACCCCGAGGGCATATGCATCGTGCAGCCGCTTGGCTGCGTCGTAATGGCCTTGATGGATGGTGCCGTTCCGCAGCAGCACATCCGGCGCCCATTCGTGCCGTGACCGCCGCACCGTTCTATTCGGCGCATCCGGGTCAGGCGCGTCTTCAACCACCAGCTCGCCGCGCTGGTGCCGGATCTGCGGGCCGAGGTCGAAGACAGGTTCGGGGATGGTGCGTGCGGTGCGGCGTCGGGCCATTGCGATCATCCTCCGCGAAACTCGATGCCTGTGACTTCGGCCCGCTCGGCATCACGCAAAGCGCGGCGAAGGTAGAGCGCGAGGTCTAGCGCCTCCTCGTAAGCGTGCCGCAGCCAGTCCGCGCGGCTTAGGTCGGTGCGGTCGAGGGTGACGCCATACTTCGCGATGCCTCGCGCGCTGCGCTCCGCGAGGTCGGCACGAACGGCTGCAACGATGGTGTCGGTCACTGCTGCGCCTCCCAGGCTTCGGCGATGGCGGGGCATTCGGCCTTGATGACGGACCAAACCGCATCAGCGACCGCCTGCGTCTCCGCTTGCGTGCCGTTGCCCCGCCGCACATCGCAGAAGTGCAGCCAGGACCGCAGCGAGCCGGCCATGTAAAGCCGGCTCATAGTCAGCCCCTCAGGCAGCACAGCACGCGCCACTTCTTTGGCGATCCCGTAGTCCAGGGCGATCTGATACGCCGTCTCTGCCGCCGCCCGGACATCCTCTTGGGCGGTCTTCCACCAGACCGCCAACACCTCGTCCGTGGTCGGCACGCTGGCCTGCCGGTTGGTCGGGTGCTTCAGCCGCGCTTCCCGAAGCGGCGCCTGCGGCAACTCGCCGACATCGGCATACCGCTGCGAGAACTCTTGGAACGCGAAGCTCCGATGCCGCAGCAACTGCCTGCCGATATCCCGCGTGGTGTTCACCTCCAGGCACAGGCTGACCATCTCAAACGGCGACCAGTGCCGATGCCGGATGAGATACCCGATCAGCCGCGCCGCTGTGGCGTCGTTGGCTTGGTTCGCTGGCGCCGACACGCGCGCCATGTAGGCGACTAACCGGTCAGCGTCGGGCGTCACCCAGACAAGGCGTGCAAGGGGTGTGTCCTGGGTCATGGCGTGGCCTCTTGTTCCAATGCTGCCTTCAGGATGCGCCTCGCCTCGCCTATGGCCGGCGGGTCGCGCTCCAGCATCCCGGCGGCCATACGGCAGGCGGCGAAGCCGGCATCGGCGCCGCTGGCGAGGATGGCGTGCGCTTCGTCGATCGAGCCGGCGGCAAGCAGCGCCAGCGCCGTCCGCTGCGTGTCTGCGGGGTCGCCTGGGGTGGCCAGCACAATGGGCTCAGAGCGCGACGGCGCCCGATGCATTCCGGCTGGGCCATATGGACGCGCCGGCATCATGCGGCATCGCCCGGCGGATCGCCCGCGCCCCATGCGCCGAATGGCACCTCATCGCGCGGCACCTTGCCGACCGGCGGCAGCCTGGGCGGCAGGATCTCCGCGCCGGGGAACAGGTCTTTAATGCTGCTGACGATCGGGATAGCCCGAACCAGCACCGCCAGCTCTGCCACCGTCCAGACGCTGTAATGCGCCCGCCCATCTGCCTTGGCGCGAAGGTCGAGCGCCTGGCGGTGGTGGTTGTCGAGCGCCACGCCGAACACCTTGCCCGGTTCCCATTCGGCCTCGGCCACCGGCCCCGGCAGCGGCTCATGTCCACGCTTGCGCGCCTCGCCATCCAGCGCCGCCCAGCCTCGGGCGATGCTGGCCCGCACGGCTTCCCAAGTCTGCCCAGCCGGCGGCCAATCGGACGACAGCATGTCCAGCGCCGCCTGGAAGCGGGCCGCCGTTTGCTCGGACACCAGCAGAGGCAGGCGGCCGATGCCCCATTGGCGCTCGTAACCAGAGGCGATGGCGTCGAGTTCGGCGGGGGTCATACCAGCACACCGGACGCGGGACACGCATGGTCATTTTTGCCCGCGTCCGTTATAATGGCAGCATGGATACCAAGACATGCCGCACGTGCGGCCAGACAAAGCTGCTTAGTTCGTTCACTCGCCATAATGGCAACGCTTACAAGCCCGATTGCAAACCCTGTCGTGCAGAGCGCCTCCGCCACGCTGGCGGCAGCAAAGCGACGCCGCGAACTTTTGACCGTGATGTTGAGCGCCGTCGGAAAGCGGCCTACCGAGCGAAGTATCCCGAGAAGGCCGCCGCGCAAGTGCAACGCCAATCCGCGCGCGTGCGCCTCAATGCGGCGCAATACCTTTGGCAGAAGGCCAAAGAACGCGCTCAACGCAAGGGCGTGCCTTTCACCATCACTCCGGCCGATGTCGTGGTGCCGGACGTTTGCCCGGCGCTTGGCATGCCAATGGAGTTCGGCGGCGGCAATGAAGGCCGGGAAAACAGCCCTAGCCTTGACCGGATTAACCCCGCCCTTGGTTACGTGCCCGGCAATGTGCAGGTCCTGTCGTATCGTGCCAACCGCATCAAGACCGACGCCACCATCGCAGAGCTGCGCGCTGTGGTGGCGTTTCTGGACCGCATAGTGTCCTGACGGACTAGCCGGCCATCCGGACGGCCATCCGGACGGACAACCCCAATTACATATGGGGTTGTCCTGTCCGTCCGGTTTTGGGACATGCCTGTCCGCATGTCCGTCCGATGTCCGGTTTTCTAAATTTCTGCTCATACTAGCCAAACCCTTCCATTGGCCTGCCCGATCTTGCGTTTGTCGAGCAGCTTATCGGCAGCACGGCGAAACGCTTTTCTCTTTGCGTCGTCCGAGGCGCCTGGCTTGGCTTCCGTCTTGAACCGATCAGCCCACCAAGCCTCTGGGACACTCCGGACATTGTCCGGGATGTCCGGATGGGGGCTGACCATGCCCGAGGCGGCCAGAAGGTTGGTCAGCACGCGAAGGGCGGCGGCTGGGTCGCCGGCCAGCCGGTCGCCGCCGGACGCCTCGGCCTGGGCGATGTCCTCGGCGCTCGGCGCTTCCACCACGCAAGTCGTCACCGGCTCGCCGTGGCGGTTCTTGCCTAGCTCGACCACCTCAAGCTGGAAGTGGAACACCTCGCCCTTTTTGACCTCGCGCTGCTTCACGGTCGTCGCGGTCTTCACCGGGCTGTCCTCGGTCGCCTTCACCTCGATCTCGGTGTCGATGGCGGCGCGCAGCAGGCTATGGCCTCGGGCGCCTTTGGCTTGGTCTTTGCCGCTGTGGTGGACAAACAGGACGCACGCGCCTGTCTCGCGGCGGATGGCGTCCATGTTCTGCACCAGCAGGCCCATATCCTCGCTGGCGTTCTCGTTGCCGCCTGCGAAGGCTCGCGAGAGGGTATCAATGACGATCAGTTTGACCGGCGCGCCGATCTGCTCGGCGGCTTGCTTAATGGCCGCGATCAGCTTGGGCGTGTCCGCTTCCGGCAGCAGCAAGTTCATGCCGGCCTGAATGGCCGCGAAGTGGACAGGCTTGTCCGGCTGGTGTGTCCCGCGCCAGGCCGTGACGCGGTTGCGGAAGCCGACCCCGCCTTCCAGCACGCAATAGACCACGCCGCCCTGTTCCACGCGGCGGCCGTTCCATGTCTTGCCGGCGGCCACATGGAGCGCTAGGTCGGTTGTCCAGAACGTCTTCCCGGCGTTGCTTTCGCCATAGACGACGGCGGCCGAGTTTTCGATCAGCACGCCTTGGACGAAGTCCTGGGCGTCTAGGCATGGCGTGATGTCGTCAAACCAAACCAGCTCAAACGACCGCGCCGCCGGCTGCGCTGCTGCCGCCCGTGGCGGCGCCTCGATGATCTCACCCGTCTCGGCATCGTAGGTGGTGCCGGTGTCATCGCGAGCCACGCGGGCGAACGCATCGGCGAAAGGCTCGCGGCGCGCTGACATGGCGGGCGGCGGCTGGCGCGGCTTTTCCATGCCGGACGCGAAGGCTTGCATCAATGTCCGCTCTGCCGCGCGGAAGTCGTCGCAGCGGTGCCGGATGGCGCCGAGGGCATCGGCCAGGGCCGCGCGTGCTGGCGCCTCCAGCAAATCGCCGCCCGTGACCAAGCCGCCGATGGAGTAGGCTTCGCGGTTGAGCGTGTCGTGCTTGGCGCCCTCTGACGCGTTGCGGATGGCGTCGCAAGCGCGCCGCAATGCGCCAAGGCCCCAAGGCGTCCCATCGTTTGTCAGCAGCGGGCGCGGCTCATAGGTCGCGGGCGCTACTGGTTCCGGCTTCGGCCGAATGGACATCATGGCCGCAACCAGCCAGCCCGGCATATCCGCGGGCATAGCCTCGTCGGTGATCTCGTAGCCTTCGGACGGCGGGACGATGATGTATCCGCCATCGCCGCGCACATCGACGCCAGGGGCAAGCGCGCCTGCGCTGTTGCGGATGATGCCGCCGGGATGGCGGAAAAGGAGATGCACGCCGCCGCTTGCGGTCCTGTGCCGGCGGGTGCGTGGCAGGCGGTGTTCGTTGTCGCGCAGGAAGGCCAAGCCATCCACGCCGCGCTTGATGTCGAAATCTACGACAACAAGGTCAGAGCCCGCGCCGGTTGGCACGCCTATCAGCGCGGCGCCTGGCCGGCGGAACAACGCCCGCGCGGCCTCGACATCTTTGGTCGCGGCGTAGAAGCCATTTTCCACAACGGGCCTCTTGAGCGCGTTGCAAGGAAACACGGGCCATTGCGAGGCGAGGAACACCGCCGCGTCCTGAAGGCTCATCTTGGCGTCCGCCTGGCGCATGGTGTGAAAGATGCCGGGACGCACCGCGTCCCGGCTTCGGCCTCAAAAAGGCAACGCTTCCGCGCTCGCCGCCTGCGCCGCAGCAGGCGGCGGGACATGGTTGGCCGGCGGCGCATACGGCGCGGGCGCTGCGGCGGGCTGGGCCGCACGCGCGGCAGGCGGCGGCACCGTCCGGTCGCCCAGCACCGCCGGGCGGTCCACCCATTGCGCGATGGCGAAGATGGGCGCGAAGAAGGTTGAGGTGCCCTGCGGCGTCTTGATCTGGATTTTCTCGGAGCCGGTCACATTGACCACCGGCACCTTGCCGGCGGCGGCTTCGGGCGACCCGCAGAACAGCGACCACAGCGCGTCAACCGGCCCCATGACGGTCTTGCTGTTGGCCGAGAAATAGTAGGCATCGCCGTCGCCGAACGTCTTCTGCGACATGACCTTGATGCGGAAGCCGGGCTGGAACGCCTTGCGCGGCTTTTCGCCGGGCCGCCCTTCCTGCATTTCCTGCGGCTGCGGCGGGATGGGCTGCCCCATCGGCACGAGCATGAAGGCCGGCGGGCTGCTGATCTTCATATAGCCCACTTCCAGCGAGCCGAAGTCCATCAGCATCGTCGGGGACTGGAAGGGCGGCGTGGTGTCGTTGGTCCACATGCCGTCTTTCTGGATGCGCTTGGTGATCGTCCAGAAGCCGGTGCGGGCATCGACGTTGATGCGGCCGAGGAACTCCCCGCTGCTGCCGCCGCTGTCTGTGCCTGGAATGCCGAACACTCAAATCTCCTATCGTGTCGCCTGCTGTTGGAGGGGCCGCAGGACACCGCCCTAATCCGGCTAGAAGCCGAAAATCGCTCGCCCGGTCGCGCGCGTGGCTGGGTCCGACCACATCCAATGATCGAAGTCGGGCACGACCAGCGCGGCGAGTTCGTTGGGGTCGGAGGAAAGGCGAAGGAACCGCTCCAGCCGCTGCGCGATGTTCGCCAGCGCCGCGACATGCTCGGCGGCGTTTTCGAGGCGATAGACGCCGCACTTCGTCGGCGTGACGTAGGCGATGCGGCCTTCCCGGTTGGTGCCGTGGATGTAGAGGCCGACCTGTGCGGCGTGCGCGCTGCTGATTTCGGACGACAGGCGAAGCTGGGTCTTGAGGTCGAGCGTGATGCCGTGCTTCGACCAGCCAAAATCTTGAAAGCCGAGAAACTTCACCGGCACGCCTTCCAGCGTGACATCAATCCGCTTCTGGACCTCATCCGGCACGCCATACTGGCGCAATTCGGCGAGGCCGGTGGCGACTATGCCGGGCACGGCTTCGCGTTCCTTCGCACGCTTGGGGTCGCCGCTCAAAGCGGTAAGCCGGTCAAACTCTGCGAGCGCGATTTGCTGGCATTCTTCGACGGCCGCCGTGGGGTTAAGCAGCCCGTGGGCAATGCCGCTTTCGCTGGCGGTGCCACGATGTGCGGCGGCCCCAACCGGTCCGCGTTGGCGGAATAGCCGCTCGCAGACCCACAGCGCCGGCTGCCACTTCCAAGTGTTCAAGCTCGAAACTGAAATATGTTCAATTCCGTGCATCTGAAAGCCGTTCATGCTTCGATGCCCCGCCAGTTTTCGCGCTTGATGATGTGATGCACAGTGCTCGGCGGAATACCGAAGCGGCGGCTTAGTATTCTGGCTCCAACATTCCCGGCTTCCGCTGCCGCCCGCAGTTCGCGCACCTTTTCTGCTGTCAGTTTCGCGCGCGGGTGGCGCTCGCCTTCTAGCTTTGTGCCGTGTGCTTTTCGGTGCGCTTGGTTTTCCTTCGGCGTCACCCAGGCGATGTTATCGGCACGGTTGTTCTGTGCGTCGCCGTCCAAATGCGCCGCTTGGTGTGTCGCAGTAGGCTTCGGGCCGTGAAATACCTCTGCGACAATCCCCTGCATCATCCGGCGCAGTTGCTTGCCGCCACCGCACAGGTTCACCGCGACATATTGCTTTTTGTGGCAGCGCGTCGGGTTAACCAGCCTCGCGGGAAAGACGCGCAAAAACTGCTTTCCGGCGCGCGAAGGTATGACGTGGACACGCTCCAAGGATCGGATGCGGCCCAAGCTGCTGACTTCATAGAAGCCCTCAAACCCAACAACGGGGCGCCATTCTTCGTTCATGCGCCGCCCCGCATCGTCTGAGCGCCATACAGCCCCAGCAGCGCCGCTTCCGCCCGACCGTCATCGCGCACGCGCGCGAACGTCCCAGCCAGCCCAGGCCAAAGCTGCGCGGCGCGAAGGCGGGCGGCGGATTTGTCAGCGGGGATACGAAGCGCCGCCTTCCACTTGGCCGGCGTCACCAGCGTGACCGGCACGCCGAGCGCGGCCAGCACGCCCTCGATCTGGCCGAAATTGCGGCCGAAGTTGAACGAGCTGGCGACGCCTGCGCCTGGCCGGGACGCGACGCGCTCAACAAAGGCGTGCGTCGCCGGGCGTTCGCGCAGCATCTCGGCCAGCGCGGCGGGCATCAGTTCGGATTTGCCGTTGGCCTTGGCGACCGGCAGATCGCGGACTTCGATAAGGTGGCCATCGTCCGACAGCCACGCGATTGCGCCCGAGAGGCCGGGATCTACAGCAGCAATCACCGCCGCCCCTCCAGCCATCGACGGCGCAGGGTTTCCGCAATCCGTGCCATCGTCTCTGGCGAGTTAACCGACCCGTTCGGGCGGCCCGGTCTGTTTCGGCTGACTAGCCCGACGCGCGCCGCGCGATGTTGGGCCGCGCGAGACGACACGCCGCACGCTTCGCCGACCTCGCGCCATGTGGCGCCTGCCGCCAGCAGCGGCGCGGCGATGCGGACGAACTGATCCCCAGAAAGAACCCGGCGGCCATCGCTGACCGCCGGGCGAGTTTGCAGGGAGAAAGCGGCAGGCGTGACCCCGCTGCCGCTCGGGGGTGAAGGCGCGCGGTCAGCATCGGGGGAGCCAAGCTCTACGTCGTCCGCAGAGGTATGGAGCCGCCGCGCGCAGGACGCCGTAGGCCCGGAGCCCTCGGCCGCGTCCATCTCTATGCGGGCGGCACGCTCGTTCCGCCCGACGGACCCTAAAAGGGTGTCGTGAGCGCGCCGCCCGCTGCACGCCGTAGGCTCGGAGCCTTCGGCCGCGTGCATCTCTATGCGGGCAGCGCGCTCTCTAGCCCCTGCACCCGTAAAGGTGTTGGAAACGCGCTGCCCGCTGCACGCCGCAGGCTCGGGGCCTTCGGCCGCGTGCATGTCGTTCGTCATCGCGGAAGCCCGTTGTGCAAGGTGGGCATCTGGACGACGAAATACTGGTTCTTCTCCAGCACCGCCGCGCCGGACGCCACGACGAACACCGGCACATCGTGCCCGGCCTTCGCCCATGCGAGGCGGATCATCGCGGCCAGCTTCTCAGCGCCCGGCTTGGTCAGATAGTCGCCGCCGCCAGCGGGGCCGCCACGGAAGGGGGGATGCCTCATGCGGAAGCTCCCGCCGCGCGCTGCGCGATCAAGGCGTCTGCCGTGACGGCGCCGCCCGTGACGCGCTTGATGTCTAGGAGTGCATCGCCACGGGGCGTGCGGTGGCCATGCACCCAAGCGTGCACGGTCGGCACGGGGCGGTTGAGGCTTGCCGCCAGGTCGGTGAGGCTCAGGCCCTCGCGGGCCATCCAGTCGCGAAGCGTCATGCCGTTAACTTCTCATAGTGTGATTGTTAACGTCAATCACATTTTGCGAAGGTTCACAGATAAGGCGTGGCGAAACCGGAACGATGGCGCACAATGCCCGCATGGACACGCAACTACACACCCACCTCCGAGCCCACAGGAAAGCGCGCGGGCTCAGCCTAGAACATGTTGCGAACATTTTAGGAGTTAGGCAGAATACCCTATCTCAGTGGGAAACAGGAAAGCGTGGCGTGGATTTGAGCGATCTGGAAAAGCTGGCGGGGGTTTATGGCGTGTCCCCGTCCGCGCTCTTGATGGCCCCGGAAGATAATCCCAAGGCCGAGCAGATGCGCGTTGCTGCCGACATCGCCAGCCGGATGGATCAGGACACGCTGGCCGACTGGCTCCGCATGGGCGCAAAGCTGGCGCCGCCGAAGGGCGACTGAGAAAATCACAAAACGTGATGTTTTGAGCTTCACAAACTGAGAAGCTATGGTTAACGTGCCTCCAGACATTTGGAGGCACGCATGTCGGCCACATCTCACCCACCACGCGCCCGCGCCCCGGAGCCGGCGCTGTGAGCGCGCCTTTTAACCCCATCGACGCCGTGGCCGATTACATCGTCGGCCAAGTCGCGCGCCGCCCTGCACCGCACACTGACGCGCTGCAAACCATCGCCAGCATCGTGACGCGGCCCGGCGTGCTGGACTTCGACAGCGCGCTGACGCGGCTCATCGAGGTTAAGGCCATCGCGCTCGACGCGCTCCAGCAGAAGGAGCGCGACCGATGACCCGCGCCGACATTCTCGCCGTCATCATCGGCGGCCCGCTGTTCGCTCTGTCGCTCGTCGCGCTGATAGTCGTCGGCGGCTTGGTGCTGGGTGGCTGATGGCGATGTCGATCCACATGCACTCAACTCACGCCGAGGCGCATACAGACGGCCGCGATGCCGTCTTGGCGTTGCTTCGCGACACGGCGCAGCAGTGTGCCGATCACCCTGAGACGGACGCCATCGAAGCCCTGCTGTCTTGCGGGACGGAGGCCGTCCGCGTGCTGGCCGAGCGTGGCGCTCGCGAGATGCTGGCCGAGCATCGCAGCGCCAAGCGGATGCAGCTTGAGCGCCAGGCGCGCCGTGATGTGCGGGAGCGGTTTACGCTGCCGCCGCACGCTGCCGCCGCTGCGGTAGCGCGTGCGGATTACTACGGCTGGCCGTTGCCGGTGTCTGGCGTTCGGCTCGGCGATGCTGACGAAAAGGCGCTTGCGGCTGCGGCTGAATATCACCGGCAAGCGGCGGCGGGCGAGCAGAAGCGCGCGGCGCAATATGACGCGCTAGCGGCTCGGCTGCGCGCGAGCGGCGCGCGGCTGGTGCGCGAGGGTCTGACAGCGGCCGAGGTCGCCGCGATTATCGCGGAGGCTGGCAATGCTGCGTGACGAGATGCGGCGCGAGAGCGTCGCGGACGGGGCCGATGGGCGGTTGCCTACGGGCCTGAATGGAGGTGCCCCGTCCACCATTGCCGGCGGCAAGCCGGCGGAGTGCGCTACTGGAACGATGCCGCAAGGCCAACCAACTGGCGCGCACTCCACTCATGCAGGCGTTAAGCCTGCGGACGGGGCCATTGATAGCGTGCCTTTGGGCCATTTGCCGTCTGCCCCGTCCACCATTGCGGGCGCCGAGCCCGCCGGAGAGGCCAAGCCCGTGTTGCCGCAAGGCCATCTCAGCGGCGCCTCTCCGTTTATTCCCGCTGCGAAGCGGGCGCGTCGGGCCAAGCCGCTTCAGGCGCCCAATCTGGAAGTGCCCGACGCGACAGTTGCCGCCGACAAGGCGGCGGAGTGCGCCAATCAGCCGACGCCGCAAGGCCAGCGCGAACGCGCGCACTCCACAAATGCCGGCGCAAGCCGGCGGGGGAAGGCCATTTCTGCGCTGGCGCCCGATAGATGCGCGCCTTCCCCCACAGATGCGGCCGGCGACGGTCGCGGTGCCGACCATTTGGCGCATACCACCCTTCGACAAGCTGTCGGCACCGAACACACGCGCGGCCAATCAGAACGGGACACCCTGGAGGTGCCTGCCGCGCGCGAGGGCGGGGAAGGCCAGTTAATCGGCGCCTACCAGCACGTGGCCGCCGACCCCGCCCTCATCCACATCATCCGGTCATTGCACCGCGAGCATCGCGGCATCCAGCGCAGCGTTGGCGACTGGACGCGACGCATCAAGGCAGAGGAACGATGGTTCGCCGTCGCCCGGATGCGTGCGGCCGGTGAACCGCTGCCGGATGGCAAGTTCCCGAAGGTGACGGACGCTGACGAGGCCGCCGTCATCGCCACGCGCGCCCGCTACTTCGCCGCGCGCGACTTCACCGAGACGCAGCGCAAGGCGTGCCAGAAAGAGTTGCTGAAGGCCGCCAAGCAACTGCCGGCCGCCGCATGGGTTCAGGGTGTCCGCGGCTTCGGGATGCCCAGCTTCGCCGCCGTCGTGGGCGAAGCCGGCGACCTAGGCAGCTATGACAGCGTGGCGAAGCTGTGGAAGCGCATGGGGCTGGCGGTGATCGACGGCAAGTCGCAGCGCCGCGTCAGCGACGCCGCAGAGGCCGCGCGCCACGGCTACAATCCGCGCCGCCGGTCGGAGATGCATGTCGTCGGCGAGTGCATCCTAAAGGCCGGCGGCCCGTATCGCGAGGTCTATGACCAGCGGAAGGCATACGAAACCGAGCGCACGCCAGAAATAAGCAAGATCCACGCTCACCGCCGAGCGATGCGCTACGTCGAGAAACGCTTGCTGCGCGATCTGTGGCGGGCGTGGCGGCAGGCCAGTGGCGCACCGATACCCTCTACTACGATGCCTGCCGCCTCAAATAGCGAGGGCGAATGATGCCCGTCCGCATCGAGGAAGACAGCCCCGCCCGCTTGGCGCAGCTCGCGCGGGCTTGGGGCGTGTCTGTGGTTGCTGGCCAGCATCCCGGCGTGACGACGGCGGCCATCGAGGCCGCATATCTGCGCCACATCGAGGCGGAGGAACGCCGGGCGATGCGTCGCCTGCGGGATGGTGCGGCATGACCGCCACCCGCGCCGACCGGCTGCACGCCATGTCTGTGGCTGTCGCTGACACCGCACGCCAGCTTGCGGCCGCTGGCCACCTCACGCGCGCCATGCTGCGGCTGACCTTAGCCAACGCGCTACAAAAAGCTGCAACCGGCGACAGCCTAGGCCGCAAGCTGGCGCTCCAAGAAGCCCGCGCGCTGCGGCAGGCGATGCGGGCGCAGGGTGAAGCGTGATGTGGGCGCTCCTAATCATCCTCGCCGGCTCGCCCATGCCGACCCCGATCACCTGGCACACGACGCACGACCGATGCGAGGCGCACGCGGCGGCCGAGCTGCTGCACGCGGCGACCAACCGGCGCGAGGTGCTGCACATCGAGTGCCGGTCTTACGTCATGCCGCGCACGCGGCCCATCACCAAGGCAGAGGTTCAGCGATGACCAACACACACACCAACACGCCGCAGCATGACAACACGATCCCGGCGCTGCGCCGCTTCGTGTCTGCCTGCGTCGCTAGTGACCAGCCCGACCTGACGCAGCGCCAGCTTGCGGTGCTGCTGGCTATCCATGTCGAAGCGGAGCCCTGGACCGTGCGCGGCCTTGCCGCCGCCTTGAATGTCCACAAGCCGGCGATCACGCGGGCGATGGACCGGCTCGCGGAACTCGGGTTCGCGCGGCGACAGTTTGACCCGAGCGACCGGCGGAGCGTGCTTCTGTGCCGCACCCTGCGAGGCGCCCGCTTTGTCGGTGAGCTGCGCGCGAAGATGCAAAGCGCGCTGGCGGCATGACCCAAATCGTCAGGACGGGCCGGTGACGGTTCGCGTGTGGACGCACAAGCGTCGGGAGGTGCTGCGGTGATCGACGCTGTGTTCCCGCTCGCCTGCGCGGCGTTTGGAGCGTGCCTGTATCTCGGGCTTAGGGGTGGTTGTCGTGAGTGACATTGTGGAGCGGCTCGCCCGTGTCAGGCGCCATCTTGATGGCTGCCGTTATCCATTCGGTGCCGGGGCTGTGCAGGCCGCGATCAGCGAGATCGAGCGGTTGCGGGCCGAGCGCGACCGGCTGCGGGAGGCGCTCGAAGACATCGCGGACCGCTTCGATTTGTTGGACTGCGAGCTTACGCAAGACGCACGCACGGCCCGCGACATCGCCCGCGCCGCACTCAAGGAGACGGGACATGAGTGACATCATCGGTCGCCTGCTAGACGAGGCAGAGAAAGCGCAGCGCAAGGGCCACCTTGTTCTGGCCGAGGTCTGCCGCGATGCGTCGGACCAGCTTGGGCTGGTCATGGACGAGCGCGACCGGCTGCGCGCTGCGATACTCGACACCGCGCCGCACGATGCCGGTCTGGTGCCGATGCGGCTTCGTCTGCTGGCAAAGGGAGAGACGCCCCATGACTGACCCCACCCCCGGCGGCTGGCCCGACGCGGCGCGGCCTGGATATCCGAAGGACCCGGAGCGGGATGGGTGGCATTGGCTGCTGGACGGCAACCATGAGCCGTATCTGCTGCAATGGAGCGGCGATAACCAGCGGTGGGGTGATTACCCAGGCACCAGCGCGGCTGACCTTGCAGAGTTTGGCATTGGCTACCTCGCCCCCTGCCACACCCCCGCCGAGGTCGCGGCGCTGGTCGAGGCGGCGCGGCGGGAGGAGCGGGAGGCGATAGCTTGCGACCTAGACTGCGGATGCCCCGACGAAACCAAAGCCGCTGTGCTGGAGGCGCTGCGCGGTGGCTTTAACAGCGCCAAACGATGGAAGGCGTGTAGCCATTCGGAATGCAGCGCAATTGAGGCCGCCGCGATCCGCGCGCGAGGTGACGCATGAGCGCGCTTGAGGTGATCGCGCGGGCGATTGAGCCTGACGCTTTCGACCAGCCCCCAGAGTTTGAGCCATGGGCGGCGCAGCGCCGCGTATCTGCATACGCGAAGGCCCGCAAATACCTCGCCGCGCTCGACGCGGCCGGGCTGGCGGTGGCGCCGAAGGAGCCGACGCGGGAGATGCAGCGTGCGCTGGTCGGATGGACGCTTGGCCCTTTGCCGGGCTCGTTGAGCGCGACTGCGATTAGCCGACACCGCGCCATGCTCGCCGCCGCCGTCGAGGGCGCAGCGAATGAGGCGGGGCCGTGAGCAAAATCCCCGAAGCCCGCGCATTGCTGCACCAGGCGCTGCCGACGATGCCGTCGCCCTGGCGCGAACAGGTCGCCGCCGCTCTTGACCTCATGCGCCGTAGGGCGCCGGCAAAGACGCCAGCGCCAGCGCGGAAGCGCCAAGTGGATGCCGCCCTCGCCGCAGAGATCCGGCGCTACGTCGCCGCGCATCCGCGCAAGCATTTGCAGGATGTGGCGGTCAAGTTTGGAACCAACATCGGCAGGGTGTCGGAAGCCCTGCATGGGGAGCGGTAGATGGTTGACACAAAGCAGACCCGACCGAGCGCGGGCGGCGGCATGGAGTGGTTTGTGGGTGGCGTGGTGGTGACCATCCGCAGCCGCGCGTGCGAGCGCAGGACGTTGATCCCGCTGCAAAGGTGGCGCGAAGAGCGCGAGCAAGCGGTAAGCCTAATTGTTGAATGGCTGGATGAGGCCGCCGCCGAAAATGAAGCGGATCTGGCGGCAAAGGCGGCAGCAAAGGCGGCGGCTAATGGCTGAACCCGCCCGGCTTCGCCTGAGGACTGCTGATGTGGCGCTGATGCTCGGCGTGTCGGCTCGCAAGGTCCAAGAGCTATGCCAGGCCGGCGCCTTGCCCGCAGCCCGCATTGGTCGTGTCTGGACTATCGCCCCCAAGGATGTGCAAGAGTATCTGCGCCGCAATGAAAACAGGCCGCAGCCGTGCCATCCAATCTCTATCGCCGTGGCGATACCTGGTGGGCGCGTGTCCAGATCGCTGGACGCGACCACCGCCAAAGCCTACGCACAACTGATCAGCGGGAAGCGAAGCGGCGCCTTAAGTCGCTGATCGAGAACGCCGAGCGCGTCCGCGCCGGCATCCCGCAAGAGACAGACGGCCCCATTTGGGAAGAGGCCGTAGTCCGCTGGTCAGACCTACATTTAGCCGGGCTGCGTGAGCGCACGCAGTCGCGTTACGCGACCAGCCTGCGAAAGCTCAACGCCCATTTCGCCGGCCGCCCGGTCACCTCGATCACAGCGGCGTGTATCAACGCCTATGCGGTCACGCGCATGAAGGGCGGCACCAGCTCAGCCACGGTGCGCCGGGATTTGACGGTGGCGTCGAGGGTCATGCGGGTCGCCAAGCGAGCCGGCTGGATTACAGCCAACCCGGTCCCAGACGAGGCGGGCGAGCTAGAGGAACGGCGCGAGCCCATCCATCCGGTGCGGCTGCGCCACCTTGCCACGGTGCTGCGCGCCGCCCCGGAAGGCTTCGGCCGGCTGATCCGGTTCTGCGCGCTGACCGGGTGCCGGCAGGAAGAAGCGGCCGGGCTGACCTGGGGCGCGGTGGATCCAGCTCGCGGGCGCGTGACTTTCGCATATACCAAGACCCGCAGCCCGCGCGTGATCGCCCTGCGGCCTGGCGCCGTCCGGGTGCTGCGGTCCATGAGGGCCGGCACAGACCCGGCACAGCACGTTTTCACCAGCGGCCGCACGGGCGAGCGGTTCAACAACGTGCCGGGCCAGTTCCGGGCCTTGGTGGCGCGCCTCGATGTGCCGCATTTCCGGTTTCACGATCTGCGCCACACCTTCGGCATCCGGTGGCTTCAGGCCGGGGGTGACATCTACGACCTGTCGCGCTACCTCGGCCACAGCAGCGTCAAGACCACCGAGGGATACCTCAAATGGCTGGCGCTGCCGTCACATGACCCTGGCACAAAAGCCGGCACAGCGCGGAAGGCCGGCACAAGGGACTACCCCGCAAGGCGTTGAAAACACTAGGTAAGCCGGGTTAGCACAGCGGTAGTGCAGCGGTTTTGTAAACCCATTCCGCACCCCCCGCGAACCCGCAGAATACCGCCAAGTCCATGAAAACGCGCCCCTTTTAAGAAGCGCAGGAAGCGCAACAACCGCAGAGCCGGCACACCACCCCGGCACAAAAGCCGGCACAAAAAAAGCCCCGCCAGCCGAGGCCAGCGGGGCGGCAACTATCAAGCCTTGCTTGAAGGTTCGCCGCCGCCCCGAAAGAGCGCCGCCTCAGCCGCCCGCCGCTTCACCAGCCCCGGCAGGACGACGCCGGCCGCCTTGGTCCAGCGGGTGAACTCGCCCGCCGCGCTGTCGAGCCGACCGGCGTTGAGGTGCATCAGCAGCGTCGACCGGGCGAAGGCGCCCCGGCCGACGTTGTGGACGAAGCTGGTCAGCGCCGCCCGCTGATGGTCGGCCAGCGGCACGGTCACTAGGTCGTCAACCGCCTTTGCGGCGTCTGCCAGGTCGTTTTCGAGCAGGCGGCGAGCGGCCTCTTTGGTGATCGGCCCATCGCCCTTGGCGACTGGCTGGCGGTTGCCCCAGCGGGTTGTGCCGTGGCCGATGGTATAGACTTTGGCCGGGCACAGGTATGCTTCGGCGCGGAAGCCTTCAAAAGCCGCCACCATGTCCACCGCCGCCGCAGGCACGGGAAGAGGCGCCGTTGCCGGCGCCTCTCCAATGGCGATGGCAGGAATGGCGGCTGGCGTTGCGGGCGGCGGTGCGGACGGCTGGCCGGCAGCCTCCCGCCGCGCAAAGATCCAGCCGAAGAAAAGTCGCAGCCAGGTCACTTGCGGATCTTGCCAGCCGCAAACCACGCCGCGGAACCGATGGCGAGCGCGCCACCGACCGCGCTTTCCGTCATGCTTTCGTCCATGTAGCCGCGCGCGACCAGAAATCCGGCGGCCAGCTGCAACGCATGGCGCAGCAGCCCGAACACGAGGGCGTCCATTGGCGATCTCCATTTTGTGAAAGTGCCGCCATGACCCGGGCGGCGCGGGATTACATCAGCAGCGGTTCGACGGGGCCGGGATACGGCCCGCGATCAGTCGGCGGCGTCGTCGTCATCGTCGGTCGGCTGCTGCATCTGGTCGATGATGTGGCCCAAGATGTCATGCAAGCCGATCAGCACGGCGCGGCTGTTGTGTGGCATGACGCGCCATTGGAAGCCGGTGGCCGTCTCCCACACCACAAGCGCGACGCTCGCATGGTCCGCGATGGCCTCGCCGGCTGCGAACGCGATTGGATGACTATCCTGCCTCACGCCGCCGCCCTCCCCGCTGGCACGCGCACGCGCGGCTTGACCGTCACCGGCTCGCCTCGGAACCACGCAACGCCCGCGTCGTCCACCTCGCAAAGCTCTGGCGGCTGCAACACACCCGCGCGCCATGTCAGCACGACGAAGCCCGCGCGCCCCGCGTCCGGGCTGTCTTCCGCGTATTCAGCATAGGCGCCGCGCGGATGGCCCAGAGTGCCCGTCTGCACCCCGTAGTGCCGCCCCGCGTAGGTCTCAACGGCATCCACCGATAGCCGGTGCGTATGGCCGGTTACGATGGTCACGCCTGCCTTGATGGCGTTGGTGCGGCCCGCCGTCACGCCGTTGCCGATCTTGTGCTTGACCACCGCCGCGCCGCCGGGGATCTCCGGATTGATATGCACCGACCAGCTTTCGGACCAGTCAGGCAAATGGTCGGATAGCCGCAGGCCGACGATGCCGCGATAATCCGGCGCGGATTTGGAGAGGTGGTAGTCATAGCGGCGGCAATGGTTGCCCACGGTGCGGAACCGCTTGGCGCGCGGCGCGTGTTCCGCGATCCGGCGCAACCCGACTTGCACCTCGGCTAGTTCGCTCGCCATATCCGGCTTACGTTCCCAACCCAACGGCGCGTGCTTGGATGCCCGCGCGCCATCAAGTTCGTCGCCGTTGCTGATGATCGCCACGGGATCAAGCGCGGGCAGTAGCGCGAGAAGCGCGGCCTCCGCTGGCGTGATGCCATCGCCCGGCCAGCGGTGCCGGTCGGACCACACCACAACGGACCCGTCCTCGACATAGAGCAGGACGCGCGGCGCATAGGCGTGACGCGGCGCGTCGTTGTCGATGTGTCCAGATGCGGTGGTTAGGTCGTAGCCGCGCTCAACAAGCCGCGCGCGGCGCGCATAGACGGCGCGCTGGGTTAAGCCAAGCGCGCGGGCCACTTCGGCGGGGCTACCGCCAGCAGCGCGCCACGCTGCAACAAATTGGTCAGGCGGCAGGCTGTCGGGCATCACACACGCGCCTTTGCCCGCCGCTCGATCTCGCCGATGGCGAGGTCGATCACGCGCGGACCGACGTAGGCGATGCTTATGGTGACAGCGTATTCCGGGAACCCATCGAGGCCGCCGTAATCAGCGAGCCCTTTGCCGACGATGCCCATGCCAATGGCGGTTGGCACCTCCCACAGCAGCGACCAGCCAAGCGGGCGGCGATCCGCCCGCGCCAGATGCAAGGCACGACCAAGCAGGCCGAGCGCGCCAGCGCCGGCCGCTGAAGCGGCGTCGAAGTCCATTGGATGCACTCCAGCTTCGGCGCCGCTCTGGCGCCGTTGGGGGGGCGTCAGGTCAAGACGAGCGAGGGCACAACGGAAAATTGCACCTCAACGGCCGAGCTGCTGGGCGCGCTCGCCGTAGCGCGGACGGCCCAATCGCCGGCCGCGTTAACCACCACATCGGTGTAGTAGCTGCTGGACGTTTCCTGCACCGTCGCGCTCGCGCCAACCGTGCCGGAAGGGTTGCGGACGCTAAACCCCACACCAGTCACCGGCACGGCCGCGTCTGCGTCATCAGCGAACGTCACGCGGATGCGGACAGTCTCGCCCACAAAGAACTGTTCGAGGCGGCGTCGGCTCATTGGTAGCCCTCCACGCTGACGGTGACTTTAATGCGCCGCCCGGCTGTGGCGTTGGCCTGGACAGCGGCGGCAAGGCTTGCATTCGCTTTGATGAGGCTGCCCGCGGCAGCGCTTGCTTTGACCGCCGACGCCGTCGAGGCATTCGCCGCGACCGGCCGCGAGACGCGGGCGAAGGCGCGGACGACTTTGCTGGATGTCGTCGCGTCGCAGACAATGGCGCCTGAGCCAGCCAACATCGCAGAGACGCCGAGCCGCTTGGCCGCCGAGCCAGACAACAGGCCAGCGCCGGCAAGCTGCGAAGCCGCCGCCGCCGCACGGGCCACTTGCACTTGCACCGTGCCAGCGCCAACAAGCGCCGCCGTGGCGGCCTGCCTGCGGCCAGCATTGGCGGCAACCGTCCCGGCGGCGGCAAGCGGCGCGGTGGCCGCGATGGTCGCCGTTGCGCTGGCTGTGAGCGTGCCAGACGCTGCAAGCGCGCCGGCTCCCGCCCGCGCTCGCGCAGCAGAGGCAGAGATAGCACCAGCCGCCGCAAGCGATGCTGTCGCCGCTCGCCGCCGGCCCGTCGCGCACTGAATGCTGCCGGTGCCAGTTAGTGCGGCGGCCGCCTGTTGGCGTCGCCCAGCAGCGGCGGCAACGGCGCCCGCGCCAGCAAGAGTTGCGCTCGCCTCGCGCGGCACAAAGCTCTCGGTGGCGCGCGCCAGATCCGCTTCGCTCGCGCGAAGCGCACCGTCTTCGGTTATGCGGACGCCGTTTGTCATAGCTTAAGCCGCGCTGGCCCACGGCAGCGGCGGGGTAACAACTGGAAAGATGGCCCAGGTATAAGCAGGCATGTGATCCATCCTTACCAAGTGGACAGCGCGGTGCGCTTCCAAGTGTTGGCTGCCGTGCAGACGTAGATGTAGTTTGCATCCCACGCGATATCGCCAGCGTTTCCGGTATCTGTGGCCGACGCTGGCGTCTTGGCGGTGCGAAGCCGCAGGGTGTTGCTGTTGATGTCGAGCAGAGCGGTTGGAGCCGACGTGCCAATGCCGACTCGCCCGGCGCTGTCGATCCGCATTGACTCCACACCGCCTTCGGCGAAGGCAATGGTGTCAGCGGCCGGGAAGAAGATGCCGGTGTTGGTGTCGGTGAACTGCGAGATGGTGGGCGCGGCGGCAGTTCCTGCATCTGCTTGGATCTGGCCCGCGACGTAATTCTTGGTGGAACCCGTTATATACAGGCCCCAGGCATTGGTCACGGTCCCAGGTGCGCCGATCTGATACTCGCCCCGGTATAGATACCCGTTGGTGGTTACGCCGCCGTCTGAGTTGACGATAGAATAGGTGGCAAATGCATTCGTGAGCGTGTTGCCGTCGATCTCGATTTCGTTTACAGTGCCGTAAGCATTGGCAACACCAGCCGTTGCTGTA